ATGTGTCGAGTAATTGATCAACTGTAAAATTATCAGGATCAATGGATCCGTCTTCTACGTGTTGTTGTAATTGGTTAGAAACAGCAACAATGCTGGCTGCCATTGCATTACTGTCCTGAACATCGACAAACTCGTAAAGCCTCATGTGCTTTACCTTTTTGCTCTACCGACTGGTCCTGTTGATACGTCTACGTCTACGTCTTCGATGTCACCGACAACTGCGTCTGGGGCATTAGCATCTACCATATCAGTTCCCATATCACCTGTCACATCAATTGCTGGGTCAGAAACATCCATGCTGTCAACACCTACTTCACCGTCACCTAAACCTGAGTCTACGTCACCGTCGAATGCATCTACAACATCTCCGCCTGTAATACCTGATAATGCTTGATCAAGTTGTCCTTTAACTGATACTAAACACTGATTTAATTCTGCGAGTGCTTGACCAGTTGTTTGATCAAATGCTTGTGCTTCGTTAACACCGATTTCGGTTTGAACTGAATCAACTAATGCCGGCATCTCTTTGACCAACATGTCTGAAACTTCTTCTAACATTTTTTGTACAGAATCAACCATGTCCTGTGCGGCAAGAATAACTTGTGATCTGTTAACTTCTTCGTTTTCAGTAATCACATTAGTTTTTGGTGCTTCAGGAGCAATCCTATAATGTTCTTTAAGGGCTTGTTCTACAAACACTAATTTCATGTATGCAGGATATTCAGCACCAAAGTTTTTAGATTCTTTTGCTTCAGCAATTAAACCCTTTACTTTGTTATGCATTGTTTGAGTTTGGTTTTTGTTCAAGCCTTTAATATTGAGGTCAACTTCAAAGTTTTCTTTTAAAGCCTTGACTGCAACTTCTTGCTTATTTAAATCATTAAGTTTCATATTAATTTCCTAGTAATCTGTCGTAGATATATTGTATTTATCTTGTTCTGTAGAATTTCTGGATCTTTTAAAACGATTCTTTTTGTGTTCTTCAAATATCCTACGTTGTTGTTCTTTAGATGTATTTATGAGTCTTTCTAAGTTATACACAATTTGTTTTTTGCGTCCCAAATCATCTTGTAATTTAGTCAATTGTATTAGTCTATGATCTAATGGTTTTGCTGTACTTTTATATCCTCGAGTGTGAACTGCGATATCTAAATTAATTGATGCCATTTTACCATCAAGGTTGTAAACGTCAACTGCTTGTTGATTACTAGAATTATGAGCAAACACACAATATGCCATTGCGTTCCTAGCATTTATAAATTCATATGATGTTTCATCACCGGGTGTTGATACAGTAAACAAATTAGTTGTTGCATCCTGTCGTATTCTATATTTGCCAAAGGCTTTAATGCCAGACCTATCGTTACTAATATAAAGACTTTTTAATTCTTTAATTAGTTCTCCCTTAAACATTTGTTTAATTTTATTACGAGCATCTTCTACATTAGTTTTCTTTTTCATACAGTCTCCATAAAGTATATATTTTTTAATTCAGGTGTGGTATCTAAAAAATTAGGTAAATCTATGCTTTCTGTTTTGCATTTAATCATAGGTACTTCATGGCAATCTTTTATAAGATAACCTAAAGGATCTAAATCATCATTAAACACTGAATTGTTTTGTACTTTAAAATCAAATTTCCAATAATAAAAATTTTTTATGTTTTTGTCTATTAAAAATCCAAATGCAGATGTGTCTGTATTGTCTTCTATTCTGTGAGGGTAATGTAATATTTCTGGGTTGCCTCGTAAACTTATACACTGTAATATAGTGTCAAAGTTTGCTTGTGAATTTCTTTGAATGTTCCATAACTCAACATTATCTCCCACAGGCTTTGATCTGTTGAGAACATTAGTATGAGTAATGTCAAACAATGTAAAACAAGTTATGGTTTTCATAGTACTATTTAGTAGCCAAAAAAAAGCCTCTAATAAAAGAGGCTTTTTAATTCTTTAACTAAAAACTTAGTTAGTGAATGTTGCTGAAGCAGTAACTGTAGACGTTCCACCTGTAGCCGCATCGATTGCTGAAGCCAAAGTAGTTGTGTCCCAAGCACCAGTAGGATATACTGCGATTGCTAAGTTATCTGTTGCATCATTAGTGAACTCATAGATGTAAACAATTGCTTTTTGCTGAATTGTTAACATAGAGATGTTTGCTAATGTAGTGTTAGCCGCGATATCTGCTAATTCGATATCAAAGAAGTCTAACTTAGGTCCTTGAGGCTGAACTGTGCTGCCTGAAGAAACTGCGTTTACTCCTGGGTTTGAGTATCCAGTTGCGTCTAAACGTAATACTGGATAAAAGTCACCATTTGCTCTTGTAAATTGTGCCATTTTTCTATTCCTTTTTTGTAAGACTCGTTCCGAGCCTGTAATATTTGTTGTCCCTCACCATGAGGTTCATACTAATATTTAGTCCTTTGTAAGAAAAATGCGGTGATATATTACTTTGCGGCTAGATTTTGAGCAGAAAAGCCCATTCGATTGACAAACTTGAGTCCATTAGCAACGAACCCTTCATGTGTTTCACTACCATCATCTAAATATCCTTTAACAGGACTAGACTCTGCGGCTTTGTCTAATTGATCTACAATGTTTTGTTTTAAATTATACAATGCTATCCAAATCTTAAATGCACCCATTACACCCTCTTTGTGTGTACTAAAATGATTAGTGATCTTTTGTCTCATTGAGTCAGTCATTGGACGTTGCTCTACGAATTGTATAAAATCATTATACAAGTTTGATAAATCTTTTGAAACAATCTTTTTATTAATGAAGACTGTAAACAAAGAGTTAAATGCATTACGTGCCTGTGGTGCTGAATTCATTAAGATACGAACATCGTTGCCATGTTTAGCAATCTCTGATTCTGCTTGTGATTTTAACTTAGCAGGCATTTTTATCTTTGGTGTGATCGGCATTTTACTAGGTACAATTGCTACATCACTGTTGTTATGCAAGTTGCCAATTGTACCGTCTAATGATGATGACTCATCTGTTGTTTCTGCATTGACTGGGATAAATGTATGTACACCTATGCCAGCAGTTTTACCACTTAGCATGTGCCCAACTTCACTGTCTGCTTTAACTTTATATGCGATGCCGTTTGGATTCATTTTAAATGAATAATAACCATCTTGGTCTTGTAATGGCTTAGCAAACAACAAGTCTCCCCAATAATACCCTAATGTCCCTCTGTCTGCTTTGTCTAAGCCGTCCCAAATACTATCGATGATGTTGTACAAGTCTCCTCGATCAACACCTCTGTTCTTATCATACTGTCTAAATTCTTGTGGAGAAAAGACTTGTCTACCTGTACCGTCTTTCTTATTAAACATATGTTTATCCATGATAGAAAATCTACCTTTCTGATCACGTCCAAATATAAGAGCAGGATAACCGTCCCACTTAATTGTAATTGTACCGGGTGTTGCAATAGTTTTTTCCATTGCACTGATTGCTTGTTTGGCTCCTTCAACATCTCCCAAAAATACTAAATCTTCTGGATGATCCAAGTGCCCTTTTGCTTCAACTAAATTGATTTTTTCTAATGTACGTAAAGTATTAGATAATGATTCACTGAGGTTCATTGTTACCTCGTTTGCAGTGATGGTATTTTTTCTGCTCTAATTGCTGATTGAGTTTTAGATTCTTTAACAGGCTCGGCTTTTGTTTGTGGTGCAAGTTCTGATTTATAAAACGTTTTAGGATCCATCGCATACATTTTTGAATATTTTTGTTGCGAATCGGCTGATAATGCTTGACCACTAGAATTGGTCCACTGTTTACCGTTATAAAAATATTCTGTTCCGCCTGCATCTTTAATTGCTATGCCTGCAGGTATTTCAACGGGCTTCATTGGTGTTTCTTTTGATTTTAATTCAGGTTGTTTTGCACCTTGTGCTTGTACTGATTTTTGTATTACTTCTGCACCTGGTGCATTCTTTGCTCCTAATGGTGAAACACCGACACTAGAACTTGCGGCCCAGGCTCCGTCTGCTAACTGTTGTAAAATGTTTCTATCAATGCTTGGTTTTTGTGTGTTATTTGAATTGTTGAAAACCTGTTCAAGGTTATTAATAATATTGTATAATACATCTTTACTTTTTGTGTAGTCTACATTCTGCATCCATTGTCCTAACCAGTCTCTAAGGAAAACATGCAATTCTCTACCACCTGCTTGTTCTACGTCTGTTTCTTGTGCCTGTTCTTGTTGAACTTTATTCAAGGGTGGGTTGATTAATCCTGATTTAAGTCCTGAGTCAATTGTGCTTAAAGCATCACTCATAAAGTCTTGTACAAATAATTTGTATGCCAATCTATCTTGTTTAGTTAATCCGCCTTTGACTCCTATTGAGGGAGCTCCAACAGTTGCACCACCTGTTCCACCAACACTCTTGCCACGGTCGGCTTTGTTGCCGAACATCCAGTCGCCTAATTTATTTTCATTGATAATGACTTCATTGAACTTCATTAATACTTATCCTTGATACTTTTTAATCGTTTTTGAAAAACGACTCTTGTCTCTGCCTCGGATAGCACTTAGCAGTTTCTTTTCTAATTGATCAGCCTGAACGTCATCGTAGTTGCGTTGTATAAACTCAATTAAGTTTACTGCACTAGTGATGATATTGTTTCCGCGAGACTCAACAATATGGGGAATATCTCGGTTGCTACCGAAATTCTCTAGTTCTTCTAAAAGGCTTTTAGTTTTTTTCTGCATAAGTATAATTCCTTACTACTATTTAGTCAATCGTGACCATTTTGGATATTATTTGTCTTTTAAAGTATTCAATAATGACTTAAGTTTTGTACTTTGAACATCACCATTTACTTTCTTTTGCTCTGTATCAACTTGCTCGTCTACTATTTGATCAGTTACTCCTACTTGTGATGTTGTTTTAAATTTATCCATGATTGATTGTGCAGATGGTTGTGATGTATTATGTGTTGGTGCATTAGTGCCTGGGTCCGTGATACGTAAAGTTTCAATATCAAATGCTAATTCTACTTTTTGTCCTACCCCCGAACTTGATCTTGTCTTCATCAACTGAATCTGATACTGCCCACGTTCTCTCATGCTACGTGATGTAAAGATACCGAACACATTATCTGCTGTATTAATCTTACTGATACCACCTGAGATATGACTGTGATCAAATTCGATTTCATCAACTGAACTTCTGTTCAACTGTGATGCAGTTACAAAAACTATATCTAATTCCTTTGCCAAGTTACGCAATTCTTCTGAAACATACTTGTCTTTAACAAACAAGTCACTAGGACTTACTTTAGCACTTACAGGCATTAACAAATCCAAATAGTCAACACACATAAAGTCTAGTTTCTTACCTGTTTGTATTTGTAGTTCTCTTGTATATGCTCTAAGATCATTAACTGTAGACTGTGCCGGCATATATTTAATTTGAAA